GTTGGGTTTGTCATGGTTTCAAATATTTCAGTGGTGATACACTCGAAATTCCACTTCCGTTTTCTCCTTTTTTTTTAAAGGAAACAATTAAAAAATCGAAAAAATATCCTTATACCGCTTTTTTTTCTTGTCATTCAATTATTATACCTGAGATATTTCATTATTCTTTTTTTTCTTTTTCGTTTGTATTTATTATATATGTCTTATCTCTTTTCGTGTTAGTACCTGGAACTGTCGCCGCTTATATGACTAAACGTTTAAAAGTTCGTATTTGTGGAGTTCCTTTAGATTCAGAATTTGATCATTTAGCTTTTGCTGGAGGATCAAATGATAATAATTCAACTCGGGATTGTGACCGTTGTCACAAAAAATTTGCGTATGATCGTAGTAATGGAGATCCTATTCAGTTATGTGAAACTTGTTCTAAAGATAAACCGAAAGGATCTCAAATGGAAGAACATTTAAATAGATTTCCAAGGACTAACCCAACGTTGTCTTATGATGAAAAAGTAGAAGAACTGCTTAAAAGGGGTGCAAAGAAAGAAGACATTCCTGGCACTTTAGATGGCATAGCTCAACGAGAAAATGAAGAAACTGAAAAGTTTGAATCACCTGAAAATTTAGTTGCACAAATAGCTACCATGTATTATCTCAGTATGACAGATGAATCTTTACATATGCCTGGTGAAATTAGATATACGGAAGCAGAAGCAGCACATATCGCAATAATGACCGCAAGGAAATTTATTATGGCTATGAAATTACCGGAACTTCCTAAGAACCATTCTCCTCTTCCTCCTTCTTTTTATACATTTAACCGTAAAGCAAGAAATTATGGTCGATCAAAGTTAGTTGTTATGATCAATGCTTTACACGATTTACTTCAACCCCTCCGACATATGTTCGCTTTCATAGCTGGGTTCTTTAAATGGTTAAATGATAAAATACATAAATTGAAACATTTATTCGCACAGTTTTTTTTGGCTTTGTTATACATTGGACAAATCATTTATACGGTTTCATTAACGATTTGGAGATACATGTTTTTTGTTGTCGGAGATATTTTAGATTTCCTTTTTGGAAAATCCGCTAGTAAACGACTTAAAAATGTATGGGCACTCTCGGGTGTAACTAAATCTCCTTTACTTTCCTTAAAGTTACGGTTAGAATCAGAAATAGCAATGTCGTCCGTTTCCCAACGAAAGGATTTTTTGACTGATTATTCTAAATTCATTTCAGATCTACAAAAAGCTGGTCAAGCAGTTAATATGAAAGAATCGGAAATTCAGAAAGCCGGTGGCATTCAACATAGAAAAGTGGGTTTCTCACTCCCAATAATGTCACACGAAGAAGCTAAATTGCAAGGTTTTGAATATTTTAAACCTGGTGATGAAAGAAATGAATATGAAACAACAGAATATCATGAACAAAGATGCAAACAATATAGATCGGAAGGAACAAAAATTGGTGGTGATGGTGTTTTTAGGGGAACAAAAGATTTTCAGCCTGTTTATATCCAATTTCCTGGTGAAACTACCCCAACGGTTGTTTATCCAGATAAAATTAGACAGTCACAGGAAAGGTATGCTCCACAATATGAACCTATTTCGCAAGATGATCGGATATTAGCTAGTCAAATAGCAGATGCAATGAGTGAAAAATTTCCAGAAGCTTTACAAAATGCACAAATAACTACTCCATCAGCAGTTCTTAATTATGTGAAAGAAAAATATTCACCGGGTTCACCTTTTATTTCAACCTATAAAAAACGTATGGATATGTTCCAGTGTGGTTGGGATGAAGCCTTTATTCATAACGCAACTGAAAAGTTATTAGCAGGGGAATATCCAGTCCAATATTATCATGCTTTTGTTAAATCACAAGTAGTAGATATAGAAAAAGTTTCAAAACTCGGTAAAAATCTTCGAACAGTAGTTGCACAAGATCTTGCATCGTATTTTATCGATCAATCTATTCAAATTGAACGCAATAAAAGAATTACATGGCGCACAACCGGAGCTGGAATGGGCATGGTTTTAAATCAAAACATGGATTATTTATTCATGAAATTAGAAGAAACTAGGAAAAATGGAGGTTCTTATTTTATTGCTGATGCGTCTGAATATGATTCACGCACATCTCCATTTGTTTATGAATTGCTTGCTCAACTTGCTTATCGTGGTTTCAAAACTCATGAGAATGGGGAAAAAATTGCTTCAGTACTTCGTGCAAAATATGATTCTATGTCTAATTGTTATGTATTCGGAATAACAGAAGAAGGTGCACATCATTTAACTGTTGGTATACCTCAGGATCATATCAGAGAAAAACTGTGCGTAAAATTTCCAAATCGGTTTATACATTTTAACCCAACGTTAACTGAAAAAGAAATGGACGGTAGAATTGTTTTAATAAAAGAAGCGCAAGATTTATATTCTACATTTAGCTCGGATGAATTAAAAGAAGCTAATTTAAAAATCAATGCACCATTTCATACATATATAACGACTGATAAGGAATTTCGCGCAAAGAATCCAATTCCTTGGAAAGCTCTTGGTGAAGATTCAAAGATCAAACATTATCTTAATGTATCTTTAGTGAATAATGAAGAAGAATTAGAAGAGTTGGTAAAAAGTATTTGGGAAAATCAACATCTTTTATTAAACGTACACTATAAAAATCGTGGTATGGGCACTGGACAATCTGCAACTTCTTGGGATAACACCTGGGGTTTCAAGGGGTCTATGATTGCTGGTTGGTGCAAATATCATGATTTCAAGTACCATCCACGTGAATTTTTTAAAAAAAATGTTCTTTTTAATACTGGTGATGATAGTGGATGGGCAACTAAAATGAGAAAAGATCAAGTTGATTTAGAAAAATTTAAGAGAGACTTTGCATCATTCGGAATAGATTTGGATTTAGAATTTATCAGTTCAATTACAGACATTAGTTATCTTGGTAAAGCTGTCAGGTCTCCCAACGAGTCTGATTGGAATACTCTTCATAAATGGCGCCAAGCTAAATTAAATTATTTTCGTCAAAATAATAATTTACCTCGTAATGCAAATTTGAAAGGACTTCTTGATCGTTATCATGAATCTGTAATTCCTAAATACCCTAAATACGTTGTTTATCAACAGGCTCCAGAAATTTTGTTACGTCGTTCAGCTTTCAGATATTATCAGAGCGCTTTTCATAATCATAGTTATATGATTGCTGGACTTCAACGAACGATTGGTCATGCATATACAGCGGCATTTTCCCCTGAGCTTTATAAAAAATTCGCTAATGAATACAAAGAAGACATTGAAAATTTTGCTTCCTTGATGGGAGTCGATAATTTTAGGGTAACTTTAAAAACTGATCAACATGGTCTTCCTTCTGTTCAGAATCCACATCAGTTTGAAACAAAACGATATCAAAGAATGCTTGATCAAATTATTTGTAAAACAAAAGGTATTAAATGGAAATCCTTTGAAGAAAGTGGTTTGGATAATTTATCTCAGTATGGCGCAGTTGCAAATCAACAAAGTGGAATGAATCCTGATGCACAAACTAAATGGATGGTTCCCCAACGGACCTCTAGATCAAATAAAGAAGCCGCTTTTAGGGCTTTCCTGCATGCAAACAGATTCCCAAGTTATTACAAAGTCGTTGATACTCATATGAAACCAGAACACCGTGATCCTCTTGAACATGAAAAATTTATGATGAAATTAGAAAAGAATTTACATCGTCCAGAAGAACTTATTCGTGTGTCTTTGGATATTCTTCATAATTATATCGCTGAAATGCCTCGAGAATTTTACAAAATGCAACCTAATTTGCTTTCACTCTATCCTGAGGATCCTTTTCCGACTAAAAATAAATGGGTAGAAAAATTCATTTGGTCAGTTCATAAAGAACAAATTAATTCTCGTTCCGCTTTTCAATCTCTTGTTGCTGCTTCACCATATGGTGCTACTGCTGATGGTCAAACATTTTATGAAGAAATACAGGACCCTGAATATCAAAAAGAAGTTGAACAATGGTCTTGGGAAGATTATGCTACTATGTGTATTATTCAATCATGTATCTATGCATGTTTATATCCATTAGAAAAACGCATTTTAAAAGTACCATTTTTAGGTCCAATTTACCGCTTAGTAATGTTTATCTTGATTGATATACCTAAGGTTTATTCGGTTGTGGGTTTAATTAATTGGCACATAAATGCTCGATCAGATCCGGAATTATCAGCAATTATGCCGAAAGATCCTTATATTATGATGAAAAGATTTTCCACGTTCGTTACCGACTTCATCCCTATTGAAATAAATTATATCATTAGGTTTTTACTTTTTGGTTATAATTTGGTTCATATTCTTCGGTTCATCATCCCTGTCATTCTTATCGTTATCAAATTCCTTAATGCTGGTATTCAATTTAAAAATTCTAATGGTAATAATCCAAAATACACTCCAGGGTCATGGGTTAATCCTTGGGATACCCATTTAATTACAGATGGTGCAGAGTTAAATCGCGCATTGAAATCAACGACTAAAAATCATATAATTTCATCCTTAACTGGCACGGGTAAATCAACATTATTTCCACTTGCACTTTTTACGAATCGAGAACAATTCATTCGTCAGAATATTAAGTTTAATAAAATTTGGATTATATTTCCAAGGATTGTTCTCAGAGATAAATGGTCGGAAGAAAGAATTAGTCAATACTTCGAGGATGAACCTAAAAATCGGAAGATCTTTGAATTGGTTGCCCAACGCACCTTATCCGATAAAAAAAATAATACACGTGTTATGGGTATGGATTTTAATCCTCAAGATACTGAAACAAATGATAACATCTTTTTATGTACATATGGTCATTTCAATGAGAGGATTAAGGCTGGTCAAGTTCATAAAGATGATATATTATTATTCGATGAATTTCATGAATTGAGTGGTGAAATGATTGCTTGTTTGGAAGAGCTTGATAAGGGAAAGAAAAATTCACAGAGAAATAGAAAGTTTTTAATGTCTGCTACTCCAATTTCCCTTCCATTTTTAGAAGCTCCGCAAATTACAATGCCTATTCCGAGTCGTTTTAAGAAACAGATTATCACTCGTACAGAACATAATATTAATGATGACCCAACGTCTCGAAATATTGCTGAAGAAGTTGTTAATCAATACATGTGGGCTCGGGATAATTATCCAGCACATGCAGATTCTGCGATTATTCTTGTTAATACGTATAATGAGATTGCTGAAGTTATGGATGCTCTGTCCTACAATAACATTAAAACACAAGAAATATCAAAGAAAACAAAAGAAGAACCAATTACAAAAGATCAAAAGACAGTTCTTGTTTGTTCTCAAATTATAACTGCAGGAATAAATTTACCGGGTCGTCGTCTTTTAATCGATGCTGGTACGCTTATTATTAATATTAGAGGTGAAATTCGTAAACGTCTCTCTGATCTTTCATCTTGTATCCAAATCGAAGGGCGTGTCGGTAGATTCCAAAATGATGACATCGTTATACGTCCAGCTGATGCAGGTACAGGATCATCACCTCAATCATTTCCAGCGGGTTTATATTTTACTTATGAATGGGTTTCACAGTATTTTAATTTACAGCGTTTATTACCTTTTAACATTAAATACACATATCCTCAAAATATCACTAAGCTCGAACAGTACTTTACTCCCCCTGATTTAGCAGAAACCATTATTCGAGATATAAATGATTTAATTCCACTAAATGGGAAACATATATATGAGCCATGTTCAGGCGAAGGTATTTTGTCTAATAAAATATCTCAATATGATCCATTAAGTTTAACTTCATTGGAATTGGAAAAAGGTTTAAATAAAAACTCTAATTATGATTTTCATTTAGAAGGAGATGTAAGATATAATAAACAATCTTATGATATAGTTATTTCTAATCCGCCATTTGGTCAGGATCACAATCTCCGTCAATATGCTGAAGATCTTCATGATCACTTATATAACCAAACTAATGAAGTTTTAATCTTATTTAATACCCCAGAAGGAGCTAAATATTACAAAGAAAAATTTTCGTCTGACCCAACGTCGACTATTGGTTTCTATAAATTTCCCTTACCAAAAACTCACGCTCATCATTCTCATAACATTAAATACATTGACATTGAAGTTTATGCTGTTTTTAAGAAAATATATGAACATAATTCATTTGATAATAAAGAACAATACATTAAAGAAGATTGGTCACATATAAATCAAAACGCTTCAGATAATATTTCTAAATACATTAAATTAAAAGAAATGGATACAACAGTTTTCCTCAGATCCGAGGATATTCAACAGACAAAGGTGGGTGCTCTTTTGCATTTAATGACTTGGCAGGGCACAAAATCTCAAGATCTTAAAAATAAATATTATAGGTATTTTAAAAATCAATTTGAAGAAGAGGATTCTTTTATTCGTCGTTTCATTCAAAATAATAATATAACGTTTCAGCCTTTTAATGTCGCAATGGCTCAGATATCAAATCCTAAATTTGCAATTACAAAGTTTACGAATAAACATGTTGATCATGTTTATCAACCTATCGGTGCATTATATAATCCATTCTTTAATATGGAATACACTATGAATTCATTCACCCAACGTGATGAATATTACATAGCACATAATTTAATTATTCCATTTCATCATACTTGGCAGCCTAATAGAAGAGATAATCCGAAATTTAAGTTAATTGATGAAAATCGGTTAGCTCAAAAAGCTTATGAACTTCAAAAAGATCAATCATTCATCGAATTAATTAAAAAAACAGAACGTCAAACAATGAATAGATATTCTCAGGCCATTGATACGGTTCGTAAAACTTTTATCTGGGATGGAAAACAAAAAAATGTTAAAAAATTAAATAAGACTTTTCTTTATTATGTCAATAAAGAATATGAACGGTTAGTTAAAGAAAATACATAGTGTAAGTTGCTAAAGGTTCGATCTCTATGAGTAAACCGTCAACTTAAATATAGATAATAAAATGTATTTTTGACCCAACGTCACAAGAAGAAATTAAATCATGATGGCAATAACCGGAGATTTATCTCAAAAGGTGAGCATTTGGTAAATTTACAAAACCAGTCGTAATTAGTAGAATTAAGACGGGGCTCTGGCTAAAAAGTATTCGAGCGAAATTGCACCTTCCCTAGGTAAAATAAAGGGCCGCATTCGAAAATGCGCGCAAATTGAAGCAAGTTAATCCGATTCAGATGAGAGCTCATTAATTCCAAAATAAAGCTGTGGAGTAATATTTAACAATTTAAACCGCCGAAATATAAAAATAAACCGTGAGATGTATTGTTGAAGAATACAGCGGGGATGCTTGCGCCGGTCTTTGAACTA